GCCAATGGCGCTACCACGCACGATCTCTTCAACGGCTTTGACACCATCGCCAAGACCGAGATGACCGCCATCGAGGCTAACGTGGCTCAGGGCATAGAGGCAAAGCCCGCTGCTATCACCACCGCTCTTGGAAACAAGGTGGTCATCGAGGCCATCACTAAGAACAATGCCTATGATGTGCTTCGCGCCATCTGTAAGGCAGCCAACGAGCACCTCATGGATGAGGAAGAGCTTCTGCTTTTCTGCCCGAAGCACGTCGTTTGGGACTACGAGGAGGATTACAAGACCACCACTGGCGGTACTGCGTACAACCGCGAGTTCCACAAGTACGTCATCGAAGGCTTCGAAAACGTCACCTTCGTTCCGCTGTCATGTAAGAACGGCTCACCGTTCCTGCAGCTGACCACCAAGCGCAACATGCTCTATGGTGTCGACCAGATCTCTGATAAGGAGAATGTCGAGGTGGCACGCTTCAAGGCATTCGTGCTCCAGTTCATCGCTACGATGTTCTTCGGCGTTCAGTACGAGAGCATCGACGCTGAACGTATCCTCTTCGCTACCATCGATGGCACTACCGCCATCTGATGAATAAGGTATCGGGGCTGGCGGCTAAGGATTAAAAGCGTCGGGGCTGCCGCCCCTCTTTCATTCACATTAAATATCGAAAGAAAATGCCACAAGATTGTTCAAACGAGAAGACCCTGCTTCAGGACGTCAAGTTCTGCCAGGGCAAGAAATCGCTTCCCGGAACAAAGAAGCGCGTGTATATCGCGGATATCCGTGATATCGTGAAGTTCCCGAAGCTGGCTGACCGCTCAGCAGAGGGTGCTAAGCTCTCGAATATTCCCACCTATCCCGCCACTATCGCGTCCGGCAATTCAAATGCTGCCAACGACTTCGTGATGGCTGAAGGCAAGTTCTTCGCTCAGGTGGACATCATCAACAACAACGGCAAGCTGGTCTGTGAGCCTCAGGGTACCTTCGGTTCGAAGACCTTCAAGAATACCTACACTGGTAATGCTCCTGGCACTGAGGAGGAAATCACCGGCTTGAGTGCCGAACTTCTCAATGCGGAGGTTGTTGCCGTGGTTCCTACCCGCACGGGTAAGTTCCGCGTAGTCGGCTCTGATCAGTTCCCTGCAGAGGTGAATCCCAGTCAGGACTCTGGTCAGTCTCCCACAGACACCAACCAGACGGTTCTTGAGATCGTTGCCGATGATGAGATGCCCGCTCCATTCTATTACGGAAAACTTCCTGTATCAGATGGTGAGTTAGACTGCACGACTGGTGAGGTTACTGCCAAGCCATAGAGCCTCATTTTCTCTATTCATACGAATTAATAAATAAAAAACCGGAGGCGGGATGCGGCAAGGTTGCCTCGTTCCGCCTTTTTAATTAGAAAAATATGAAGGGTATAGACAAACTTTTTCGAGCCAGAATAGAAAAATGGCTCTCCAAGAAAAAGCACACTGAAGCCGAACTGGCAGACGGTGCAATGATGGTGCTGCAGTGCAACCGCAACCGCGCCATGTACAACACCATGATGCGAAAGCCTTCTCACTATGAGGAGAAAATGGTCTATGAACTGAAGAAACACCTGGCCTATCTTCAGAATGACATGAACCTTGAGGATGTGAAGAATCTGGAAAAAAAGATTCTCCCTGTCATCGGCAAGGCCATCGCTGATACTGAAGAGACCGCTGATAAGGCTGCAGCAGCCCTCGGTGAGATTCCAGAGGATAGTTTCCTCCCTGCTCCGGCACTCTCTTCTGAGGAGCCATACAAGCAGACGGATGCCATCGTCGCACGCGGCAAGCGTACCGACCATGACACCCTTCCTGAAACCATCCGTGCCATCTGGGATAAGAACGCAGAGCGCTATAAGAAAATGAAGCAGGCACACGAGACCTGTAAGACCCTCACAGCAGCCTGCGACCGCTATGAGTTCACATCGGCCATTGCCGAACTGTGGGATGCCTATAAGAAGGACTTCGATACCTACGACCACTACGTGCTCGTTGACGTAAACGAGGAAGCTGGGACTCAGACTCCTGATACCGAAGAGGTGCAGTTGACTGCAGAGGATGTGAAGGCCATCAATGCCGCACGCCCTTATATCTCCAAGAACCTTCCCAAGTTGATCGCCCTCGTGGCCGCCGCCAAGCAGGAAGGATTCACCGAGGCTCAGGCCAAGGAACTGGAGGGCTGGCGTGAGAAGATCCAGCAGCGCGTCGATGTGCTGATCCGTACCAAGCAGGTCATCAAAGATGAGCTCCGCCAGCAGCTGACGGAGGCTGACATCAAACTCGAGATTTCTGATTCAGATGGGCAGGGGCAGGAACATAGCGACGATACTCCAGCCACTGAATAAGTGCGCCTCTCAGTGCTATCTGGGTACTGGACTTCATACGCTCGGTCTCTTGAACTGGATTCTTCAGCAGACCGGGCGTGCTGATGTATACGTCAGCACCTTCAGTACCAGCGAGGCTTTCCTGAATGGTTTCTTCAACCTGAGAAAGAAGAAACTCATTAGCCACAGTGTCCTGTTGGCAGACCTGAAGGCCTCGAAGAAAACCGTACAGCTTTACCGGCTTATGCAGTCGTGCTTTGATACCGTATATCTGGGGATGAACCACTCAAAGATTGTCCTCGTGCAGAATGACACACACCTGGTGTCAGTCATTTCATCCCAGAACCAGACCTACGGCGACCGTGCGGAATGTACCATGGTCACAACTGACCAGATGGCATTCTATGACCTCTACAGCGGATTGCGCGATATCGTGGATAAAAACTCAATACAACTCAATGGACTATTCAACAGAATTACTGAAAGAGATAACCAGGTGCGCGAGAACACTAATGACCCCATCGATGGTGTCTTTCCGTTTGGGTATTGATGAAGTGCAGCTTCATGACGATATCAACACCCTCGGGCATCCTGCCCGACGTGCCTACTACTCAGGGCTGGAAGAGACCGATAAGGAACTGCGCCAGCAGCAGCTGGACCTGATGCGTGCCGGCAGCCCGTCAGCCATCTCTGACTGTCAGCAGCGCATCGAACGCATCCTGAATGAAATAACCGTCTAAAAACAGATGCTATGCCACTGCCTACCAACCTCGATGATTATACAAAGTACATCGTAAAGAGCGATGAAGAACTCCTCGAAGAGCGAGTGAGTCCTACCATTATCCAGCGGCTTCACCGCCTGCGTGGACTGTATGCCTATTGGCTCCAGTTCCCGGATAAGTTCGAGCGCGATATCATGCAGCAGGATATGGCACTCTTCAATGTGGGCAGGGCACAGGCTTACGATGACGTGCGCCTGGTGCAGATCATCCTGGGCAACATGCAGCAGGCAAGCCGTAACTTCATGCGGTGGAAGATCAACCAGGATCTGGAGCAGGATCTGAAGGCAGCACGCCGTGCCGGAGAGCACAAGGCCGTAGCCGCCATCGAGAAGGTGCGTGTGCTGAATAACCGCACCGATAAGGAGGATGAGCCGGATACTGCCTACGACCGCATCCCGCTCTTTGGTGTCGTATTCACCAGCAATCCCGCTGCGCTTAAGATTCCAGGCTATGACAATGAGGCCTCACTGCGTAAGGATATCCTCACGATGAACAAACGCTATAACCGCGAGATAGAGAAAGAGAAGGATTATACCGAATACGAAGAGGTGGAAGAGGATGGAACAGCAGGAACCGATATTTGAGCAGTACCTGAACGATGGTCAGGCTTACATGCTGATGATGATGCCGCGCGACCTCGTGGCAGAGTGCGGACGTGGCTTCGGCAAGGGTCTCGTACAGGCAGGTCGCATCCTTACCGCTGCACAGCTGATGGAAGGATCCTGCGGCGCTGCCGTCTGTCCGTCCGTGAAACGTGGCCTGACAAACATCGTTCCGTCGTGGATGATACACTGGGAGAACTGGGGCCTGAGGCGTGACCGCCACTATATCGTTGGCAAAAAGCCATGGAAGGCACTCGGATGGAAGAAACCTATCTTCGAGCCTGCCAACTGGGAGAATACCATTGCATTCTACAATGGCTCCATCATCAACCTGGTCAGTCAGGACCGAAGCGGTACCAGTAACTCACTGTCTCTCGACTACGTGGTTCTGGATGAAGCAAAACTTCTCGACTTCGAGCAGCTGAAAGATGAAACATTCCAGGCGAACCGTGGTAATCAGATGTATTTCGGCAAGTGCTATATGCATCATGGCATGACCATCACTAGTGATACGGCCATGACAAAGAAAGGATCCTGGTACTTCCGATATGAGGAACAGATGGACTCCGCTCTGGTTCGCGTCATCGAGGGATTGGTCAATCATATCTGGGTACTTAAGCAGAAGCTGAAAAAGCATCCTGAACGTGCAATCTACTATGACCGTAAAATCAGGAAAGAGGAAGAGCAGCTGAACTTTTTCCGCTCCAAATGCTTGCTCTACTGTAAATACTCCAGCATCACGAACCTCGCCGTATTGGGGGCTGAGTTCGTCAAGCGCATGAAGCGTGAACTGCCACTGCTTACCTTCATGACGTCCATCATGTGCATCCGTGTGGGTATCTCCCTCGACGGTTTCTATGGCGGTATGCGCGAGTCGGTGAACCTCTATACAGCACCGAACAATAAGGTGCTCCAGCTGGAAGCCATCAACAATGAAGGTGGCATCCCCAATGACTGTCGCACCGACGGCGATCTGGAGCCGGACAAACCGATTATCATTGCCTTTGATGCCAACGCGCTCATCAACTGGCTCGTGTGCGGCCAGGTGGGCGATGACGGTAAACTCCGTGTCCTGAAATCGTTCTTTGTCAAATACGACCGCAAACTGGAGGAACTGTGCGAGGACTTCATGGAGTACTACTATTACCATCGCACCCATCGCGTCATCTTCTACTACGATTCCACGTTCTTAGGGCAGGAATATGCATCGTCAAGGGGTCAGAGCTTCGCTTCGATCATCAAGAGCATGTTCCGTCGTCATCAGTGGGCTGTCCGTGAAAAATATATCGGCAATCCTTGGGACCATATCAAGAAAAACGAGCTGATCAACCGTATGTTCCAGGGACGCGCCCAGCATCAGGTACTCATCAACCGTGACAACAACCCTGATTTGCTCATCTCCATACAGTCCGCAGGTGTCCGTAACGGAAAGAAGGATAAATCGGGCGAGAAACTCGCAGAGACGGAGGAAGACCGCCTGGAAGCCCGCACCGATGGCTCTGATGCTTTCGACACCCTCTGCATAGGCGTGGAGCGTTATCCTGTTGCCTGGGGTCGCGGTGGTCAGACGAATGAGTACCCTAACAGTTGAACTGAATTTTTCTTGTCCATGTCCTGAAAGCGTTCTGTGACTCGGATTAAATAATTAAACGTAAATTACCCGGCAGGTCTGCGTCGTGAGACGATGGCCTGTCTTTTTTTATGGTATGGCGCTTTGTGCTGTGTGGCATTCCGTGCTTCAATATATATACTGCAAAGCGTGACAACCCATTTGTTCCCTCTCCTGACTTCACCGTCGTACCGAGGATAACATCCGTTCCATCACATTGTCTTCGGGTCTGCCGTTGCTGCTTCTTCGACCATGCAGGTCAGGTCTTCTGCCCTTGGGCGTGTCTGCTCTTGGCGCTCTGTCTCTCATGCCTCATTATTCACTCCTTTCGTTATCCGTTCTGGCGTTGATTTCCATTTCCTGATGCTTGCTCATTATTCCATGCTGCCGCACTACGTTGGCGACGTCTGATTGTTGTCATAACATTTTTCTGAGAACTCTCCAGCGTCAGGGCTGCTTTGATTTTTCCTTTGCAAAGGTAGGGGAAGCCCGTGCCCTGCAAGTACCGGTCGCAAACTCCCTATTTCTTCACAAAATTCCGACACGCTTTCCGCATTTTCTTCTTAACGCCAGGTAGTGGCTAAAGAAAATGTGGTTTTTCAGAATTTTGATTGAAATTCCTTGCATCCAGGCACTACCACTTCCTACCTGTGAAAAGCAACGTAAAAATTACAAAAGCTCCCAGAGCTTCTAAGTTAAATCTCAAAAAAATTAGAATTATGACAACAGTTATTCAGACATCGGCAATCAACTCTCAGTTCGGCTATCGCAGAAACAGAAGAGCAAGCAATATCTACAGTGTAGTGATCAACGCTGAGGACGGCAACTATCAGGAGTTTGAGATAGAGGCATCATCTGAGGCAGAGGCACATGCCAAGGCAGACAGCATCGCCCAGAGCAGCATGATCGACGTGACCTACATCGAGGTCTACAAAGTAGCTTAACGTTAACCCGATTAAATATATGAGATTATGGAACAGAAGTTATTCATCCTGGTTAAGACCGAGAAGTCCAACAGGTCAGAGAACAATGTATGGGTCGTCAGCACCCGCAGTTACAAAAAGAAGTACTGCAGAAATGCCCTCACGGCACTCAGGTACGCCTTCATCCTTAAGAAACAGACAGGCAGGGACATCGCCCAAGACGCTTTCGACCGCCTTATTCAAGAGATTAGAATCCGTAAGTCACAAACAATTTCAAACCAAGTACAGTCATGAAAAGTAACAGTTCAACAACAGTCAGCGGTACAGACCGCATCGTCGGACAATTCGCCGACATGATGATCGAGACCATCACCAGCCTCCAGAACGGATGGCGAAAGACATGGATCAGCACCACCGCAAACGGGCGTCCAGTAAACTTCGGCGGACGCGAGTACAACCGATTCAATGAATTCTTCCTTTACCTGCTCTGTGAGGCGAAGAGCTATCAGTATCCGGTCTTCGTCACGATCAATAAGGCCAATGAACTGGGAGCGTCCGTAAAGAAAGGTGAGAAATCAGCTCCAGTGCTTTTCTGGAAGCTCTACATCAAGGATGCCAACGGACAGAATGTCACTGAGGACGATTATAGGCAGATGTCACATGCTGAACAGCGAGCCTGCGACGTCCACCCTGTACTGAAGTACTACAACGTGTTCAACGTAGATCAGACAAACCTCGCTGAGGTGCAGCCAGAGAAGTTAAAGAAACTCGTTGAGTCCAAGTTCGCCGTTCCTGAGTTGCGTAGCACAGACGGTATGTACGACAACCCGGAGCTGGATGCCGTCATCGATGAGCAGACATGGGTATGTCCCGTCGCCTGCAAAGAGCAGGATAGGGCATTCTACTCGCCTGCTACCGACTCCATCACGCTGCCGACGAAGCAACAGTTCAACCTCGGGGGTTCCGAGGATGATGTTTTCCTCGCTGGGCAGGAGTTCTATTCGACGATGCTGCATGAGATGGCTCACTCCACTGGCAGCAAAAACCGCCTGAACCGCCTTGGAGGCAGTGCTTTCGGCTCTGAGGACTATGCCAAGGAGGAACTCGTGGCAGAACTCACGGCAGCGCTTATAGGCCACAGCCTCGGTTTCAATACGAGGGTTCGCGAGAACAATGCGGCGTATCTCTCCAGTTGGCTGAAAAGCCTTAAAGAGGAGCCTAAGTTCCTGGTCAGCGTACTGTCTGACGTGAGCAAGGCTGCTCAGATGATTGAAAGTTCATTGTTTCGCAAGGAGGTGGCTTAGGCTGCCTCCTTTTTTAATCCGCATCGCCATGCTGAAGTACGCATTGTTCGACTACGTTCCGAACCGGAAGCTGAGTAAGGCTTCCTTCGAGTTGCAAGATCTGCATCGTATGATCCTTGGATTCAAGGACGGCCGTAACATTTACACCCGATGGGCTGCAAGGCTTTTCGCCCGTGCACTGTCAGCAATGGATCTGTCGGATACGGTCATTGTCTGCATACCTGCCAGCACTCGATATTCGAATGTCAGACGCTGGAAACGGTTCTCTGACATCCTCTGCAACTTGACGGGAGCCATAGACGGCTTCGACCGCATACAGGTCAGCGGTAGCCGCAAGCGGGCACATGTCACTGGTGAACATGAGCTGGCGACGAATATCAAGCACTATGTGCATATCGATGCCGAGTACTTCAGGAACCGTAAAGTCCTGGTCATCGATGATATCTACACCACAGGTCAGTCGTCGGCTGCATTCATAGCAGCTATGCAAGCAGCTGGTGCTACAGTCACCATGGCCATGTTCCTCGCAAAGACAAGGCGTTACCCCCCTAGGGGGGAATAAAGTTTCCCCCCTGCACCCCCCTGAAAATAAAAATTGGTATCGCGCCTATCGTGCCCCGCCCACCCTGAGCCGTGCGCTTTGCTTATGCCCGGTGAACGATAGGCGCAATGGGGCAAGGCCCCCGTTGTCTAATGGCCCACCCTCATTCCCCTGCGCACCTGAACGTTCATAATTCGACACTGTCAGATGAACAGACAGAGTCATTCACGTTCATCATACAGGACGCGCACCCTGCCACCACGCTCCTGCTGCCAGTACCACGCTCCGCTCCGTTGCACATGAGCCGCCAAGAGAGCCTTACCGGCTGAAATGTGGTGGTTCGCATCGAAGAGAGTATGACTGTCATCATACACACATCGATGACGTGCTATAGGCACCACCGCCACGTCTCAGCCAGGCACACTCAGCGGCTGATGCTCCACTATGCTACTCGGGTATTGGCTGCAGGAGCGGATGACATCGTGCCACCCTATATGCACGTATTGCTACGTGAAGGTGCTTGCCTTGCTGTGTCCTATAGCTGGCCACGACCGCGGATATGGTTCGGCTGACGTGTTCGGCAGCGACACAAGGCGGCAATTGCCACAAGTAAAAAGTCCTTACATATACCGCTCGAACAAAAAGGGCAATTGCCTCGGGAGCGTAGGGCGGTGGGGGCTGCTAAAGCAGGCGCTTCGCTCGTTTTCCGCACTCAAACCTCTAAAGTGGGCTTTTTATCGAGGTTTTCGTGCGGGCGATAGTGGAATTTTTGTAAAAAACGACCCAAATTGCCACTCTGCGAGATGACAATTCGGGGCCCAGAGCGGAAAAACGGGGTCACTTGCCTGTCGCCCTTGGGCGATTGCCTCCCGTTTTGAGTGAAAAATGAAAAAGTCTGCAAATGGTGCTTTCTTATCAGAAAAATTGTTTAAATTTGCAGCCGTGTATTAATTTAATTATGTCAGTTATGAAAAGAATCCTATTAATTTGCCTGTTGGCTGTAGCAGCCACAGGTGCATTCGCTCAAAGCGAACAGTATGCTTACTGCGTAGCACAGTGCTTTGGCAAAGCCTTTAGCACAAAGTACACAATCACCCTTGACTTCTCTGAGAAAGCAAGCAAGCGCAAACAGATCTATGAGGATGGGAAGAAAAAACAGTTCGACAGTACTGGCGCTTTCCTGAACTACATGGGAAGACGTGGATGGGATGTCGCTGCCGTTTATACTGACCGCGACTTCAAACAGCAGCTTATTCTCTACTTTGTCTTGAAGAAAAAGATATCGGATGAAAAACAAGTTATGGAAGGGCTTGAAACACAAGATTCTGAAGAATAACAAGGAAAATAACCTTTTTTTTTGTAAAAAGTGAAGAAAATCCTGAAATCTCTTGGAGGTTTCGGGATTTTTTCATACCTTTGCCATCGCTAAACGTAATAGAGCGATTCGCTCCGGGGGCGGTGTAAGACGCCCGAGTAACGACTCAGGGCATTTTTTATGCTCATTGACACTTTCGAGGACACATGCTCCTCACTACACCAATAGCGGTGGCCACCCAGTAGATATAAGTCCTCGGACGAAGTCTATTACGTTTAGCGACAGGGAGGGCTGCCGCTTTCTCTGTCTCATAGGGGAAGGCGCTCCTCGCCGGGAGGCAGGAGAAAATAAGAGAGAAGTCCGAAAGGATCCACGTTCGAAAGCTTGGCCCGCCTTCCTCTCCTGGGGAGAGTGTTCTGGCCGTGAGGCAGAACCGGAAGAAGAACCTTAAAGTGTCTTGATAGCGTGGGAGCTCTCCCCTTTTTTCGAGGACAATAAACCGCACAGGGCGGATCCCTGTATAGCTAAACGTAATAGCAATATGCAACAAACAACAATTCGATTTGACGAAGCGCTGCAGGTTCAGCAGCCCGTTGACGTGATGGCACCGGCACGAAAGGCGGTGCAAGTAGTAAACAAGTGGCTTGACTCAAAGAGTGAGTTCTATAGCCGTATCCTCGGACAGAGCATCAGCTGGCGTAAGGCACTGCGCATCGGTGTGGTTCTGCCCCTTCTCTTAGTGATTGTAGCCATTTGCGTAATTGAAGCACCTGTGGTGGCTGGTACTAGCCTAGCGAGTGCAGGATGGATCGTGTACAGGTTGAACCAGGAAGAGGAGGTGAAGAGTGATGAATAAGATGACGCTTACCCCAGAACTGACGGAGGCCCTGTGTGGCTTCTGTGGTGACGTGGCCACGATGGAGAACAACGTGGACCTGATTGACTGCATCGAGGAACATTACATCGATGACGATTCCGAGGAACCTGCCCGGGTTCTTGACACTCTCAAGTCGCTTCGCAACCTGAAGCGTGATATGATGAAGATTTTGAAGGCAATGAAAAGAGCAGAAGGAGTATGAAAGAGATGAGTGATAAGATGAAAGAGCGCGTGAAGAAATGGCTGGAGTCGCTCGATGAACAGGAGCGCTGTCAGGTGGAGGTGCTTGATGCCTTCTTCACGTTCCGTACGAACATGCCTGGTGAGGATCCTGGCTTCGGCAAAGCCTCTGAGGAACCGAAGACTACGGAGGAGATCATGGATGACCTCACGCCAATGATGACCATGAGCAAGGATGTGGTTGCTGGATATATGCGTTCCCACGAATACGGCTTTACCACTCTGTCCGACGGATCGGTCAGATGGGCCATTTGGCGATACATGGATGTAACCGTTCTGACGTGAACATACATTAATAATTTTTGGAAACATTTGTGCCGGTGGTGCGTCGTGATGATGCGCCACCGGTTTTTCGTTGTATTTTTACTTTCAGGGTTGTCTTCGTACCTTTGCCGAAAAGAAAAGATCGCAATGAGCACAATCAATCTTTCGACACTGAACGGCAAGATATATTTCACTTCGGGAATGCCCGATGTGACAATACCTGGTACCGACGGAACACCGCAGCTGGTGACTGTCACCTGCGACGGTGAGCAACTGCTGCAGGAGTCGCTGTGGCCGATAAACAATGTCATCACGCTCTCAGACCTCGGTGAGCTGCTGGAACCGTATGCCAGAAAGCAACTGGTGTGCAGCGTGGCGATATCGGCCGACAGTTCCTCTTCTGCCTGCACCGTCCTATACGCCATGGCCGACATGGGCATCAGTGCCCAGGAGTTCTACACCGGCTACTTCCTCTCCATACTGATGGGGACGAAGATCACCGCAAGCGGACGCCGCGAACTGTTGTGGTACTATGGCAGTGACTCTGCCTCAGTCGTCGCCGAATATGCCGACGGCACAACAGGATCCTTCTCGGCTACTACTGCCGGAGGCAGCAGCACATATACCTGCATCGATGTAAGCCCTGATAACTTCATCACCTCAGGAAAGGAGCTGGTGGCATACACCGTGATTGCCGGAAGTCGCAGACAGCGCTTCGAGATGGACTTCTCAGAACCTGACTGTGCGCCTATCCTCGAGTTCTACAACTCCTTCGGTGTCTGGGAATACATGTACTGCACGGGCAAGCATCAGGTGGGTAGTGATTTCAAACGCTCTCAGGCTCGTGTCGGCGGCAAGCTCAGGAACTATAAGATTGAGGAAACACGAACCTTCAAGGCTGACACCGGATTCCTGAATACGGCAATGGCCAACTGGGCTGAAGACCTGTTCCGCTCTGATGAGGTGTATGTGGTCAACGTCGTGAACGGCAGCGTGCAGGATGCCAACGGTGGCAGGGAGGTGGTTTTGTCTGATTCCAAGTCCGACAGGACTAACGATGATGACCACATGCCACGTTTCACCTTCTCATACCAGTATGCGCAGCGCATCCAGAACGTGCTGCAGATGGACCGCGTCGGACGTATTTTCGACAACACGTTTGATCATACCTTCAACTAGGATGAAAGAGGCCTTACATATCAACGAGGTGCTGAAGCTGCTGGACAAGGCTGGCGAAGAGCGTAAGAAAGTCAACGTCAGGGCATGGAAAAAGGACGGCAACGAGGTTGACTATATCGGCTGGCTGCCGCTCACCGGCCACTGGCGGGGAGGCATCCACCGACTAATGAACCCTGTAAATGGGGAAGTGAGAGCCGTCATCGACGTGCTGATTTATGAGTTTAACGGACATACAGTATATCTATGAACGAAGAGAATAAGCAAGAGATGGTGCCAATAGGGCACCGACCCGGATGGACACGCTACGGAGTGGTGCCTGCTGGCGTGGTTGACCTGGCAGAGAGCGGCAGCCCTGCCACCAAGTATCAGGAGAGCCGCGTCATCGTTCAGGACTTCGATGAGAAACTGAATACCACTCCCATCACCATCGGCAAGCAGAACTACGAATATGTGCCTTATGGCGATGATGACCAGCTGCCGTTCAAGGTGATGCAGCGCATAGGTGAGAACATGGTGACCTCGCAGTGCCAACTGTTCAACGTGCAGGCCTGCTACGGTCAGGGCGTGCGCTTCATCGACCGCGACACACGCGAGGACACACAGGATGCGGACATCCGATCCTTCTGCCTCAGGAACTCGCTGCACGAGCTGTTCCTGGAGCAGGCCACGGACATGAAGTTCTTCTTCACCTCCATCACGAAAATCATCCTCTGCCGTGACCATAGCCGGATAGTGAAGGTGCGCCATAAGGAGATGTGCTACTGCCGCTTTGCCCGTCTGGCAGGTAAGAAGCGCTTCGAATATGTGCTGTATGGTGACTGGCGCGACGGTGCTCCAGACCCAAACGATATCGAGGTGCTGCCGATGCTTGACTTCTACGACCCCTTGGGCGACCTGATGGTCCGCATGGGCAGGGAGACCGACCCCATGACTGGCGAGAAGCGCAAGGCACCGAAGGACGGCACGGACTGCAAGTTCGCCATCGTGTGCCGCATGGCCACACCCGGCCGTCAGGTGTATTCACGGCCTTACTTCTTCTCTGCCTTCCGTGATGCCTGGTTCGACATCTACGAGCTGATAGGCATCGGCAAGCGGTTCATGATACAGAACACGTCTGCCCCGCGACTGCAGATAGAGGTGCATGACGAATACTGGGACGTGGTATGTGACAACGAAGGCATCACCGATGAGGATGAACGCAAGGAGCGCATCAAGGAGGAAAAGCAGAACATCATCGATTTCGTCTGCGGTCCGAAGAATGCAGGCAAGGCGCTGATCAGCGGCTACTACGTGGATCCCACAGGCAAGGAGCACTCCATGGTTCGCGTCATCAACCTGAACCAGGGAAAGAAGGAGGGCGGCGACTGGGCCGACGACATGCAGGAGGCAGCCAATACCCTGTGCTTTGCCTTCGGCGTACATCCCAACCTGATTGGAGCCACGCCGGGCAAGAGCCAGATGAATAACTCCGGCTCTGACAAGCGCGAGCTGTTCACCATGAAGCAGGCTCTTGAAAAGCCGTTCCACGACGTGATGATGAAGCCCTACCATGTAGTGTTGCACTACAATGGGTGGAGCGAGAAGGTGACTGTCGACGTACCCATGCTGATGCTCACCACCCTCGATGAGAATAAGGATGCAGAGAAGGTAACAACAAATAGCAATGACAATGGAAATAACCAAGAGTGACTTTGAGGCGATACTGAGTGTTGCGACCTCTGCACATGTAGAGGTATATGAGAAGGTGAAGCCGCATTTTATGGCTTCATATGATGAGTGCAAGGCTGACGTTCTCGGAGATGTGGGAACGTCAGCCGCTGAGGGCGGGAATAATGAAAAGCTAACCGTGGCCGTGAAGCAATGGGTGGCTATCCATGCATTCCTCGCCGTATTCCGACAGCTCGACCTGGTACTGACTCCCACCGGCTTCGGCGTGGTCAGCTCCAATCAGATGGCTCCTGCCTCTAAGCAGCGTGTGGATGCCCTGATAGGTCATCTTCGTGACAGTGCGCTGCGGGCTCATGGTGAACTCCTCTTCCGTCTGTGTCACGTAGAAGGATGGGGCTCAACTGACCAGGCTAAGGAGAATATCGATACGTTATTCTACGACTTCAGGATGCTGCAGAAGATGCAAGGCCCTGCGGCTTCGCATCTTGAATGGCAGGCTGCTCAGCGGCTTATCGGACAGGCAGACGAAGCACTGCGCCTGAAACTAAGCAACCAGTATATGGATCATCTGCTGAATGCAGTACGATGTGGCACGGTGACTGTCGATGACAAACCGGTCATCTTCCAGTGTAAGCACATCATCAACCTCTGGATTGCCGGTGATCAGGAGGCCGTCAAACTGAAGATGCGCCGACTGCTGAACATGCTCGACGCAGATCTGGAGAAATATTCTATCTATGGAGAATTCGGATACCCAGTAAACCATCATGAGACTTTTCAGAACACTAAGGACGCACCGGCCTACATATTTGGCTGATGGCAGCATAGACCTCTATGCGCCTACTTCATGGCAGAAGATGACGCAGAGACAGCTTCGCTACGTGCTGACTCTGCTGTCACTGTTTGACAATCTGGCGACAGTCAAAACGTACATGCTTATCCGGCTGAGCGGCATACATATCGAAGGCTATACCGTGCGCACGGCACACGATGAGCCGCTGAGCTACCGCTGCTGGTTCCGACCTGCATGGTGGAAGCCCCGCCGCTGGTTCACACTGCAGGTGTGGCAGGTGCAGAGCTTCATCCGGCAATTCGACTTCATCGATCCGTTCGACGGCATGGATGTGCGGCTGGAGCGCATTCACGGCTGTCGGGCGGTCGACGATATCCTGGACCACTACCCGTTCGGTGACTACCTCCTGGCAGAACAATACTACCAGTTGGCAGTCAGCAGCGGCAAGCCGGAGATGATAGAGAAGCTGGCAACGTTCCTGTATGTGAAGCGTAACGGCAAGCATCCTAAGCGACTGTCACTCTCTCCTGCGGAACAGATGGGCACACTGCGCTGGTTTGCCCACGTAAAAAGCGTCTTCGCTGAGCGTTGGCCGCACTTCTTTAGGAAGGTGGATGCCGATATCGAAGAGCTGGACATTGACCTGATGGGCGCCATGGACGCACAGATCCGCGCACTCACCGAGGGTGACATCACCAAGGAAGATACCATCAAGGCCCTTCCCTGCTGGCGTGCGCTGACTGAATTGAATGAGAAGGCCAGAGAGGCCAAGGAGTTTCACGAGAAATACGATAAGAAATGATATTCGACGCACTTGAATACTTTAAGACGCTGGGTGAAAAGAACCGCCTGTGTAAACAGCACGGCTTCAAGCCAGTATTCTGCTCAGGTCCCGACAGCATCGAGGGCGTAATGCAGGAGTTCCAGAAAACGGCTAATTTCGTGATGATTGATGACACCACTGACGGGAATACGTTCAGTGAAGGCGTCTCTTTCTTTCAACGCCGTGTATATACCGTGTTCATCCTTGCTGCATACCGCTGGGATGACATGGAAGACCGAAAGGCAAAGTTGAATTTGTGCAGGGAGATCTTCAAGCAGTTCGTTCGCCGCATGATCTGGGATAGGGCAAGGCTTGAAAATGAGGATGAAGATGATGACTTCACTTTTCTCAATGTAGAGAAGGTGTACTCCAAGGAGTTTGGCCGCTACACAATGAATGGTGTCACTGGTCTTTACTTCATGGTAGAGAACGATGAGCCGGAATCGATGGAATATGAGGATGAACTCCAGATGGAAAGTGAGTGGGATATAGATTAATGTAGGACGATGGGAGCACATGCTGAGCGGATGAGGGCGCAGGAGCGCGGCGGCTATGGCCGTGGCAAACTCTATCACTTCACAAAGGAGCAGATAGAACAATACGAGCGTGGCTGGTCGAGAATGATGATCGATATCTGGAGAGAGAAAATCATCCAGCTAAACATCACCGACTCAGGCGCCTTGCAAGGATCACTCCAGGAACTCGTTTCAACGGGGCATGTGACCACCATCGAACACAAGTTCCTGCAATACGGCCTCTTTGTAGCTGCAGGTGTCGGCAAGGGCTTCGCCCATGGTAACGGCGGCAACCTGCTCTTCATGGGCGATAAGTTCCGCGAGGGCAAGCATGAATACGGCGCCCGTCAGGTGGGTGCCGGACTGTCGGAGGAACACATGAGAAGCCCGAAGTTCAAGGAGGTGACCGTGCAGCGTGGCCCGAATGCCGGCAAGCGTGCGGCTCTTACCTCCGGAGAGAAGCGCATGCCCCGCGACTGGTTCTTCAAGAAATACTACTATAGCATCCGTCGCCTGAACCTCACCGAGGCTGAGTTCTACGGCAAGGCATACCAAGGCCTGATGTCCTCGTTCCTCGATGAGCTGTTCACTGGCACCATCCGGAGCAACCGCTTCTAATGTATTTTTATACCAGGCACGATTTTCATAATTTCGCAGAAAAATAACAGATATGGCAAAAAAGACACTTGCAGAATTACTGTCGATGTTCAATACGATCCATGATGAGAGACGGACGCATGCGAACACAGCGGAGAGGATAGGTAACGCTTTCCTCGCTATCTTGCCGTATCTGGGCGAATATCTGCGGAAAGACCAGCCTGAAACATTGCAGTACCTTCTGACTCTGCTACAAGGAGCCGTCATCGGCAATTCCGGACAAATTACCCTCAATCCAGACGGCAGCATCACCTGTGGCAGCATATACGTGGAAGGATCTGCTGTATTCGAGGAAATGGTTATCAACAAGCAGTCAGTCAACGAGGGTGACCAGATATTTTCTAATAGGGGTATCATTGAGATTGTTGACCAGACTTCTGCAAACCAGTACCGCCTTACGTTCCGCAAGGAATATGAAAACGACAGAATTTCATTCGAGGAAAATGACTGTCTGAAATGCAAGATCAACAACCTCGATACCGAAGGTACTTACTTCACGAGCTGGTTCAGAGTCCTTTCGGTGGATTACGAGAACAATACCGCTGACGTCATCCTCTATCCTGACAATGAGGTGCCAGGCGGTCACAACTACGCTCCTATAGCCGGAGCCGTAGTAGCGCGATGGGGTAATCCCGTTGAGACGGACAGGCAGCAACACTTCTTCCTCAGTTCAACGGATGGCATCTTCGCATTCCTGCAGAATGTCACAAAGCCCATCATCAATGATGAGGGCAGCAACGTGACTGCATTCATAGGACTGCCAAATGACGTTCCTGCCATCGAGAGGCTCGTAAGGGAAGGTACTCTTCGCAGAACAGACCCCATCTTATACGCTAAAACTGCTGTTATCGAAAATCTCATAACAGTAAAGCATGATGGTAGTCCGGACTACATTCAGCGCGAATGGGACTCTTGGGATGGCCAGAAGCAGTATATCAGAGGTTATGATAGTACCGAAGAGAGATATGTCCAGGATAATGTCTGGCACGGTGGCTCTCTCTGGCGCTGCATCGTTCCCCTCGCACGAATAGGCGTTGAGCCGTCGCTGACGAATACTGACTGGGCCTGCATACGAAGTGGTGGCCTTATGCTCGATATCGAGTCAACCGAAGGTGACTGGTTCAATGGAGACAAGAATTTCACCACTATCTTAGTGGCGATGGTAGTACATGGCGATCTGATCATCTCTGATGAAGATGTCGAGTCGATAGTCTGGACTCGGGAGTCCGGGAATGCTGCGGCTGACGAAGCGTGGAACATCAACCAGGCTAAGAAGGTACAAACAATGAACCTGACTGTCACTTATGACCTGGATCATCCAGAACTCTCAGACATACCCGTCGGCATGCCATACGGCAGCAAGTGCGGCTTCCGCTGCACGGTAAGAGGCGATTTTTCAAATGTTCCAATCACTAATATATACGATATAACATGAAGCTAAGACAAAAAGGTGGTCATCTCATACACATGCCTCTCGACACGCTTTTCACGATGTCGGAGCTTTTCGGCTCACTGCTGCAGAAATATGACGCGGTGACAGGGGAGTATATCGATGACCGTACATTAACACCGTTCACTCTTAAACCCAACTTTTCGCTAAGCGACAAAGAGGGTGCAATGGCAGGTGACCACACCAGCGAGTTGACAAACTGCATCTGGACAATTTCTGCCAGAGTTAATAATGCCTCTCCAGTAAGAGACACGCACTACACCATTAACGAGCAGACGCATGCGTTGACACTATGCTTCAATCTCGATCCGGACACGACAGGCTACGTCCGCTTTACGGCAGACTATATAGACCACAGAAGAGGGGACGTGCTGAAGGTTCACTGGGAAAAGCAGTTATCTTGTGTTTCTGCTACAGACTGGAAGGTAACTCTGAATACCGAATGGCAAATGCGTACTGACCTCATTCCGTGGAAAGACCGTGGTACATTCGCCATACCAGTACAGTTACGCAACGGCTCCACAAACATCCCTGATGTACAGTCCGTATATCAATGGGAGATTTACGAAGTGGTAAACAATCTCGGCAGTTGGCGAAGCATAGACCCGCAGAGGGATATATGGTGCCGTGGTGGAGAGCAGACGAAAGCAATCTCCATCGAGCAGAAATATGTGCAGCGCATATTGATACGCTGCAAGGCGTGGCCTGTCGGACAGACTTCCGAAATGCAGGTGCAGGCATTCCTCCTACGTCGGTTCTACGGATTCTATGATGATGACATCGATATTATCGAAGGTGCATACATCTTCCCTGAGACTAGTCGGGCTGTAGCGGAGGCATACGTCATCAACCGTAGCGGTGGCCGTATCGCCAATCCGCAACAGTACTTCGACATTGAGATTCTCTATAGTCGTGGTGACGGGAACTGGTGGCATGTCGTACATGGAACCCGTGGCGAGGTTCCTCGCACGATGTTCCCCGTTGACGGCACAATGAAGCACCTCTTCGCAGAACTGACCCGTGAATTGACGGCATTGTTACCCTTCACACTCAATGGTGAATATCTCACTCTGAATGGCGCCATCCTGACAGGGCAGCATCCGATTATCGAAAGAGACTTTGAAGAATAAGAATATGAAAGGTAAGTTTTTTATCATCCCGAAAGCGATAGCGGATGAACTGGGTATCAGTGAATACCGCTATGGTAACGGTGCAGACGGCTATCTGGTTAACACCGGTGACCTCGCCGTATATGGCGTGGAAAGAGCCTTGGAGAACGGAGCGAGAGAAATAACGGCCATCGACGCCACAGTGTTTGCTAACAATAACAAGAAAAAGATATGAACCAGAGTTTAAGCAGAATCAGAAACCTCTACAAATATGAGGATGGTGATCAAATAGAGGCACGCATGGGCGTGCAGATCGATGCGGGCTACGGCCTGACACAGTATTGGGACGATCAACAGCAGCGTGTCGTGAACACAGACTTCACGCAGCACTCTCCTGTCCTGTATCCATATCCCTATAGTTCAAAGCGCGGCCAGTATGTCGTACCTTCCACTCAGGGGCAACAGTGGTATTACAACAATCCTGAATCAGAGACTGCCGGTATCCTCGATGAAAGCGGCAATGTCAAGTCGGCATACGCCTCTCTATTCGAAAAAACTTCTATCACAATCGGTGGCGCAACATTCCCTGCCCTCAGGATTAAGGGAAACCTGTGTAGCGCCAACGATCTCAGCGATAAGCACATCTACTATAAGAGCACCTACAACGGCAAGCCGTTCACATGCTCACAGCTTATCCCTGTACAGACAACAGTTGGTGATGCGAAGGAGATCCTGATATCTGTCACTACGGCAGACGGCAGCGGCAGCACGGCTTTGTCAAACACCAATGCCTGGATCCAGCTTACAGCAGCACTCCAGCGTGCCGGTAGTTCCATTTCCGGTGCCACATATCAGTGGCAGAAACTCGTTAATGGTGCATGGGTGAACGTCACCAACAACCCTACCGTCATAGAAGTGAACAATGCAACACCGCATATCATAAAAGTGTATGCTAACGGCGTGGACAGCGAAGACATCTTCCGTGTGGCGGTCACACATGAAGGTGTTACCAGCTATAAGACCCAACAATTGACGGATACATCGGATATCTTCTACATCTTTGAAGGATGCAGCCAGGCTGGCGATGCCGTCGAGGAGGGCGTTAACGTGTCGTTCAATCCAAGAGTGTACGACAGACGTACGAACGTGCCAGACACGGCGAACACATGGAGTTTCTCTTTCCTCCTGCTGAACCTGATAACAGGTGCACAGGTAGGAAATGTATCTACGACCATTCCATTTGTCGTACAGTATAGCACTCTGGAGAGAGAGGATGGCGTGTCTGTAGTAATATCTGCAACTAACGAATGAGGATAAACCGCGTCAAGAATCTGATTCCAGCTCCAAATGACGGCGAAAAACTGTATTTGGTAGTTACTCCCTTACAGCTCGGGCTCGATAAGAACTCGGACTGGAAGGGAGGGGTTAATACTGTTACCGTAGAGGTATGGCGACAGAAAGGCAAAGACGATCCCACACAGTCAAATATGGGGTCCTATACTGTCATTGTCTATAAGAACGGTACTTCAACTGTCAAGGTCACGAAGTCAAACACGTCAAGTTTTACCTTCCAGGCCTCCAAGTCGGACACGTCCTATGAGATTGTCCTGAAGGTAAACAGCAAGAATGCAGATTCTAAGACCGTCACGATAAGTGCAGACGGCATCACTGGTGTTGGTGTTTCTTCAGTTACGGAATATTACCTGGCGTCATCTTCCGGCTCAGGGGTAACCACCTCTACAAGTGGATGGACTACCGACCCAACGGCAGCCGCTGCCACACTGACCGCTACTAAAAAGTTCCTCTGGAACTATGAGAAGGTTACTTATACAGATGGCACATCTGTTAATACCACACCTGCCATCATCGGAAGATATGGTGACAAAGGGGACAAGGGTGATCAGGGAAATACCGGCGTCAGCATCACATCGGTAACGGAGTATTACCTGGCATCAGCCAACTATACCAACGTTACCAGATCTACGTCCGGATGGACTACAGACCCAACAGCGAACGCAGCAAAGCTGACAGCATCAAAGAAATACCTCTGGAACTACGAGGTAATAGGTTACTCCGACGGCAGTACCGATGAGACAGATCCAGTCATCATCGGAGTATATGGTGACAAAGGTGATAAGGGTGATCAGGGCAACACTGGAAAAGGCATTTCGTCTATTACAGAATATTACCTGGCATCGGCATCGGGTTCTGGTGTCACTACCTCCACAAGTGGATGGACTACCGACCCGACTGCAGCCGCTGCCACGCTGACCTCTACAAAGAAGTACCTCTGGAACTACGAGAAGGTAACATATTCAGACGGTACATCGGTAAGCACCACACCTGCCATCATCGGCAGGTATGGTGACAAAGGCGATAAGGGCGACAAAGGCAATACCGGTGTGAGCATCACGTCAGTGACGGAGTATTATCTGGCATCGTCAGCATATACAGGTGTCACACGCTCAACTTCCGGATGGACTACAGATCCGACAGCAACTGCAGCCACGATTACCGCTTCCAAGAAATACCTCTGGAACTACGAGGTAATAGGATACTCCGACGGCAGTACTGACGAAACAGATCCTGTCATCATCGGAGTATATGGTGATAAGGGTGACAAAGGCGATCAAGGCAATACAGGAACTGGGATATCATCTACAACATGGTACTATCTCGCTACTACTATGGCAACCGGTGTCACACGCAGCACCTCGGGCTGGACTACTAGTTATCAGCAGGGTACACCAGAACTTCCTTATGTATGGCGATACGGGGATATCTTGCTGACTAACGGCACCCATCAATACACTGCCTGCGAACTGGTATTCTCCTATTCTGCAGGGGCAAACCCAAACTTGCTCGAGCAAACGAACTTCTCTTCTCTCCAGGCATTGGACAAATGGACTGGAAGAAACTCATGTATCCCTGTGTCCGGCGTGACAGTAACACAAGAATCATATGCCGCCATAGAAACAGGAATACAGGCGCACAACGCCTATTTTGACAGGACGTATAAGACAACGTCCCAGATACAATACAAGGAGATACTGCAGCAAGTATTATGGAATACGACAGGTACAATAAGAAAGCTGGAGCCAAGTACATGGTACACATTTTCTTTCTGGGCTAAGGGCGATTACAATATAGCAACATTCATCTATCCTAGTGTGTTTGACTACACATCGATATGCTATATCGACGGAGTGATGCAGGCTGCAAATACCAGGGGGGCTGATGCCTATATCAACTGGACGCTTTACAGCACATGGAAGCGTCATACCTTCACCTTCAAGACGAAGAGCAGCATAAGCGGCGCAGACCAGTACCTTCTGTTCCGACTGTACCCGAAGAGTTCTTCATCTACTGTCAACAGGGTGTATCTCTGTATGCCGAAACTGGAGGTGGGTATGCAGGCCACAAGCTATATTTCTAATGAGGATAGCACGCACACCGGGCAACTCAGGAGGAGAAGATGGGCTTTGAATACAGAATACTTCAAAGGTTCCGTGGATGAGAGGTACGAGGATGTCGTGTTGGTTGAATCCTCGGGATTCTACAGATGCATCAAGACACATATCTCCACATTGGATAACAGACCAGGTACTGGCACCTACTGGCAACAGTACTGGACTTCTGCACAAAGCGGACAATATGAGATGCTGTCAACAGACCTCTTCTTTGCAGAAAAGGCGCTTATCAACAACCTCATAGCCACTCTGATACAGACCGGCTATAGCGGTAGTCCACATATCGAGGCAGAAGGTTCCGAATTCAAGATCTTCGGAAAGGGTCAGTACCCTGCCATCTACCTAGCCGTCAACAGCGACAACAAGGCCGTGCTCAGGTTCCAGAACGAGAACACGGGTGAGTTCCTGTATGACTTAGGACCAGACGGCATCATGAAGGAGTTCTCTGAAGTAGCTGATTCATATACCCAGATGAAAATGAAGAAACTGACGAACTGTACGAGGGTTTCTGAAATCCTTGACATTTCAGAAAGTGACTGCACGACATATTACAGGTTCAACGAAGGATATAAGCAGTTAGGTTCTGGAAACAACATAACGAAACAGTATCATGTTTCCGGTGGTTCTTCACCATCCTCTAAGAACTCACAGTATTTTACGACTCAGAATTACAATGGTACGACCATTGCAAACGGGTGGTATGTGAAGCCAAACAGGGGAAACTACATGCAAAAGCTCACGGATCAGTACGAGCAGCTTGATAATGGTCTATATGACAATGTCAAGATATATCAAGTTACTATATACCAGTTCTCCGGAGGAAAACTCGTGTCATCGGTTCCTGTATACTTCCTCTATACGGACTATCAACATGCAAGTCACAGTGTTGGCTGCGATGAAAACGGCAACGAGTTAAGCACATCCACATACACATATCTTTATTCATATAACCAATCTCAATTTACACTATAAAATAAATAATTATGCCACAAGACGTAAATTTAAAAGAAATGAAGACGGTGGAAGCTATGCAGAGCATCACCGACAACACGCAGATCCTCGGTTACGACGGAGCTTCAAACAAGTACGGACTAATCTCCGTAGGTAAGATTAACCAGACGCAGTGGTGCGGATGCCGATGGCGTAAGGATTCACTGACAACTGTCGGTGAGCCATGCGGATCGCTGCCGAAAATCGAGCGAATGGCAGAGCTATTCGGACTCGGCGGTTACCTGGTACGCAACGACCATTCCAGACGAAAACTGTCACCGTCGAACCACAATGAGTTTGCAGACGGTGGTACCGCCCTGCTCGACGGCAGAATGGGTCATTACCAGTGGGGTAGCGGAGTGACGATCTACTACGCATTCTGGGAGGATGATACCTACCTGTATGAGGCAGTAGACACGAAACCCATTCCTGGACAGCTGAATTACAAGATTCCCATCTTCAGCCGTTCATGTGCAGGCTATGCCACCATCGACCGCACGAATGACATCCTGGTGAGCTACATCAACACTGCAGCACAGTATCGTGGTGGTAACAACGATGCGGCAAAAGACTCGCTGTACAACTCACAACTTGGCATGCCGGCTACCAATATTGCCGTACCGACAGCAGCCACGTATGCCCGCAATAACGGCGCACTGTGGTTTGCCAATGAGCGCGTAGCATTCGCTATTACCGCTATCTTGAAACGTATCTATTTCCACAACCGCAGCATTCAGGCTGCATACAATGCGACACTGACAGCCGACGGCCTGCATCAAGGCGGTACCGGAGACGGTTGCTCACAGCCAAGCAACTGGGAAGGTGACTGGGGTAACTACCCATTCATCCCTCTGTCTGCAGGTGTCGACAATGGTGACATGACAGGCACATTCTCTGTCAACATCGATGACAAAGGAACCACGAGAGCCATCACCGGCATACCTTCATTCATTGGCCTGAAGAACGATTACAAGTATCTCGGATGCATCGAGGAGGATACCCTTCTGCAGTGTAACAGCGACAAGTCGCAAAGTGTATACATCGACAACAACATCGATGGTCACACCTTCGATGTATCGACTGTGAACGGAAAAGTGTTCGTTGGTACCACACCTCCAAAAGATGAGAAAGGCTGGATTGGAATCAAAAAACTCAATCTTGGCAATCTCTGTAATTTTCCGCTTGAAGTTGGAACAACAGCCACGACAGGCTATGGCGACAGCTATTACAATCCTGCCGCTACAAGCGGTCTTCGCGGTGCTTCTCGTCTCGGCGCTGCGGGCAGTGGCGACCGTGCCGGCTCGGTGTGCCTCAATGGCTACTATGCGCCCTCGGGTGCCTCTGCGTACTACGGCGTGGCCCTCTGTGAATTCAAGGAAGCATTCAGCACGGAGCCTTCGCTGGCATCGTAGGAAACGGGTGTTCTGAGGAAACAAAGGACACAGGGCGCGGTAGCGCCCCTCCGCTCCGTCAAGGAGCGGAGCGATTTTTTTAAAAATTAAAAAATATAAAATTCGCTCTTTGACTTGTTGGATTACAGTAGAAAAAGTGTACCTTTGCAGCGCTTTTTGAAGCAGGTAGAACCCTCACGCGCGGTCTTCGCGGTGCTTATCGTCTCGGCAATGCGAACAATGGCGACAATGCCGGCTCGGTGTACCTCAATGGCAACAATGCGCCCTCGAATGCCAATGCGAACTACGGCGTGGCCCTCAATAGATCTTTTCACCAAGAGGGTGAGCCTTCCCTAATGGGAGAACATAGATAAGATGACGGCGAGGCTCGTAGGATCATGCCGAGCGCCATACCCGTCCGGACGATCTAACAGACGTCCACCAGACCCCACATTCAATAATCACTCAAGACCCCGACAATGCGTAGAATCAAGGACAGTCGGGAGAATGAGACGGAGCAAAACGCAAGGGATGCTTTCGACAACTATGCGAACGGCAAGCATAAGCGGGCCGATATCCGTAGGTACGAAGCAGATCTTGATGAGAATGTCCGTCTGGTACTCGCCGACATCATCAATGAGACCTTTGAGCCGCAAGGCTATAAGGAGGCTCATATCTTCGACAAAAAGCACAGGAAGCTGGCTAAGGCTCCCGTCCGCGACCACCATACGGAGGCCGCTGCCATCCTGCCATACGAACAGGCGGTGTATGACTACATCTCCTGGAGAGCACCGGCAGTAAGGCCAGGACTGGGAACACATGCCTTTTTCCGCTTCATCAGGAATGAACTGTACCGATATCCACAGTTGGATGTCGGTTACAACATCACCCTTGACATCCATCATTATTTCCCGATGATGGATCATTCCATCCTCAAACAGAAGATTGCAAACAAGTTCAAGAAAGGCAAGCTGCGTAACTTTATATATAAGGTTATAGACAGTTACCTACAAGGGGCTCCTCTCGGCATCAAGATTGCACAGCTCTTCGGCATGCTTGACCTGGCAGACTTCGACCGTAAGGCGGAGCGTTTCTTCGATATCGCCGATGATCCGGAGCGCATGGCTTACTGGACCTGCCACTACATCAGCGAGAAAATCCTGACTGCGAAGACGCCAGAGGAAGAGGAATTGATTGGGAGAGGGAGCCAGTTCCTGGCAGAGCGGTTCCAGAGGTTCGCCCGTGAAGGGCTGCAGCACTACTTCCGGTTCGTGGATAACATACTGGTTATGCATGAAGACAAGACCTTCCTCAGAATCGTCAGGGACTTGATGATTATGCATCTGACACGGGACTACCTCTTCGTCCTGAATACCGACTACAACGTGAGGCCTACATGGATGGGCATCCGCATCTGCGGATATACCTTCTACCATGACCACGTTGGAGCGGCGAAGCGCAACAAGCAGAATCTCGCAAGGCGAATCAAGCGGTTGCAGAAGAAAGGAATAGAGGAGGAGCAGATCCGTATCAAGGTTTCGAGCCAACTTGGATTCATCAAACATGCAGATTGCATAAACTTACTAAAATCTTTAGGTATGGAAAAGTCATTAGGAAAAATCATCAACAAGAGGAGAATCAAACCTCCATTCCCCGGAATGGCTCCCGAACAGAAAATTCACTTCACGTCAATTGTGAATAAGTGTGAATCGGGGGGGGGGGGGATGTAAAATTCTGTTAATTGACTACGTCATTCAGGAGTCAAAAATCGAGAAGCACACCGTTACGGTGAACATCCCGGACTCCGACGGCATCAATCAGGAAGTTACGAAAACCGTCCCTGGCAAGGTTCTGGCATTCAAGTTCAAGAAGATCGTCAAGACCTTCGTGATGGGTGAAGAGGAAAAGTACCTGTTCGAGAAAAAGAAAGACAAGGACGGGAACCCGACGGACGTCGATGCAGAGTTTTACACTTTCACTGGCAGCAAGATCATGATTGACCAGGCACTGAACGACTTCTCGCCTGCCGACCTGCCATGTCCTACTGTTATCCAGCAGTTCCAGGGCAAGGACGGCAAAACTTACACCAAATTCACATAGTTATGGAAAAGTATTCATTTACCTACACTGAACGCCGTACTTTCGGAAAGTTCGACGCAAACAACATCATTGGCTACCTCGAAGAGGAGCGAGTTCCGGATTTCCTGCCAGAGGGGGCAGATCAGCCTACTCTCGGATACAAGTACACCGGCACGGAAAAGGACGGCGGTACCGTCATGCCGTGCACCGACCCCACTTCTTATCCGGAGGTAACAAACGCCATCATCCGCTCGAAGTACAGCGAGAGCGATGAGATGGCCATCCACCGCCATCACGGCAACAATCCGGAAGAGTATGATGAGGAATGGCAGGAATACAACGATTTCTGCGAATCAGCCAAGGCACTGGCCAAGAACTGGCTCGGAATTGAGTAGTCTCTACGTCTCTCTATGCACTGCCATGCCGCCCATCAGCGACGTGGCAGTGTATTTTTATGCCCGTATGTTTCTTTCTACTTTTGCAGAAACAAATATCAAAGATATGAAAGAAAATACAAAAGACTGGATTCACTACACGTCTGCCGTCGCTCTGATCATATCATCGATCGTCATGGCCTTCGTGTCGTTTTTCATGACTGAAGATATCGGTCCCGGTCCGCTGACATACATCGGCGAGGCACTGTCTGCAGCACTCGGACTGTTCGGTATCGGTATCTATGCGGTCAACAAGATCAATTCCATCAGCAGAAGGATGGAGAATCGTTTCGACGAATTACAAGCTAGAGTCAGAAAGGAGGAACACGATGACGCTTATGAAAACCAGTAACCAGGGAAAGAACCTGATCAAGGAGGCTGAAGGCCTCAGGCTGGAAGCCTACCTCTGTCCGGCTAAAAAACCCACCATCGGATGGGGTCATACTAAGGGGGTGAAGCTGGGACAGCATATCACTGTCCAGCAGGCCGAAGACATGCTGATAGAGGATATCGCTCCAATCGAGCGGCTACTTAACGGCTTGAAGATAAACTTTCGGCAGGAACAGTTTGACGCACTCGTTTCCTGGATCTTTAATTTAGGGGAGGGGAAATTCAAGGGTTCCACAATGTACAAACGTATTATCGGAAATGCTAAAAACGAAGAGATTACAGACCAGTTGGTCAAATGGATATACTCCGATGGGCGTCCACTTCAGGGACTCATAAAGCGTCGTGTGGCAGAAGCCAATCTCTTCATTGGCTATGAAAGATATAAGGTTAACAAAGACAAGATTATTAAGGTATGAAAAAGATAGTTTTGTATATTGCAATAGCTGCCGCCATCGTGTTAATGGCAAAGTTAGGGAACTATGCCAACAGAAAGAAGTACGAGAAGGAAATCAGCGACCTGAAGTACCAACTGGCACATGCACAGACGTTCGTTCCCCTGGAACGGGACACGGTAATTCTCTCTACCCACGACACGGTAGAGGTGGTCACTTCATCTGTCATCACAGCGGAGCTGAGCGCATTGCGCAAGCAGCACATCATCGATGAGCAGCTGATAAAGGATCTTGGCCTGAAACTGAAACAGTTGGATGCCTTCCAGACTACTGTGACCGAGACAAAAGACACTGTCAAGGCAGATTTCAATGACAGTACTAAAGTCTTTAGTTATGAGGACAACTGGAGCCATCTTGAATTCAGACCCTGTGACTCCACCTTCTATTATAATATTAGAGACTCTCTGGTCACAGCCATCCACCATGAGTACAAGCACAAGTTCCTGTGGTTCCGATGGGGAATCAAAGGCTACAAAGTGAAACATGTCAACTTCAATAAGAACTCCCACATCGTATATAACACCTATGTAAAGCCCGAGAAATAGCCCGGGCTTTATTATTTATACCTTATTAATATTAAATATATGCTGAAATATTTGGTAGTTTGAGAAATTATATGTATATTTGCAGCAAAGATATACAACTATGGGTATTTTGGCAGGTCTTTACGCTTTGCTTGGCATAGGTGGAACGGCTTATCTTACCGGCTCAGGCATCGGGAGCATCTTTAGAAAAGAGGCTTCCAATGAAGAGTTCTGTGATATGTTCAGAAAAGAGCAGCAGCGTAGGGAGGAAAGCCGGATGAGATTTAAGGAAATCCATCGGGGCAAACCAGCCATATAGGGTATTTTTAAGATATAGCGATGAGTGGTAACTTTGCATAAAAATGTAACGTTACCACTTTTTCGTTATGGCAAAAGACCAGATATACAGCAGCGTCATCCGTCTGAATACAGAGGATGCGCAGAACAAGATGGAAGACCTGAAGAAACGGGTTCAGGATCTCGTGGCGCTTCGCGATACCATCGACAAAAAGAAGGACTCAGGCTACTACAAGTCCGTTAGCAAGCAGATCAATGCCGCTAAGGCAGAGCTGAAGGTGTATGAAAACGAGGTGATGAAGACTATTCAGACCCTCGATAATCTCGGCAATGCTTCTGCTAAGGATATCCGTGATGCCCAGAAGTCCCTGCAGAAGATGATTGACGCGAAGCCTCAGGGTGCCGGGGAGATGGGCGATTTCGTGCGTCGCCTGCAGGAGGTGAAGCAGGAACTGCAGAGCATCGCCACCATGCGGGCCTTCGATGAAGTGAAGGCAGGCATTACCGGTACCGGCAAGAGCGCACAGCAACTGGGTGCTGAGATGCGTTTCCTGCGTGAGACGTCAGAGAACGTCGGTACTGCATCCGTCCAGCAGCTGGAAAAAGCTCTGGAGGTTGCACGTGAGCACCTGAAGGTTGCCGAGCAGGGTAGCAAGGCCTATGAGCGTTCGACTGAATACATCCGCAGTTTCACTGCCCAATTGGAAAAGGTGAAGGAGGAACAAAGGAAGTCCAACACACTCATTGACCGCTATAACAAGGAACTGAAGGAGGCCGGAAAGGAAGAGAAGGTCGTGGCCGACGAAGCGACCCTCATCAAGAGGACGCTCGACAATATCAGCGGTGCCAGCATGCGAGATCTTGAATATTCCATCAAGGCCGTCAGCGAACAGATGAAGGATATGGATCGCAACTCCGACGGTTACAAGGAGGCAGAGAAGAAAGTCAGGAAATTGCGCACTGAGCTGGAGAGGACTAAGCAAGAAGCAGGTGCTCAGCAGTCAGTATTCGGGAAGTTTATAACCTCCCTGAATACGAACTGGGGTGCCATCACACAGATACTCGGTGCTGTCACTGGTCTGACGATGACCATGCGCAAGGCCGTACAGGACTACGCCACCATGGAGGAAGAGATGGCGAACGTCAGGAAATACACAGGTCTGGCTGACGAAGGTGTGAAGGAACTCAATGATGACCTGAAGAAAATGAACACCCGCACGAGCCGGGAGGAACTGAACCAACTGGCAGGTAGTGCTGGAAGACTAGGCATCCAGGCAAAGGACAGCATTCTCGAATTCGTCGATGCTGCCGACAAAATCAAGGTTGCCCTCGGTGATGACCTTGGCGATGGTGCCGTTGACCAGATAGGTAAACTGGCTATGGCCTTCGGCGAGGATGAGAGGATGGGACTGCGTGGCGCCATGCTGGCGACCGGTTCCGCAGTCAACGAACTGGCTCAGAACTCCAGTGCAAAGGCTGGGTTCCTCGTTGACTATACGGCACGCGTGGCAGGCTTCGGCAAGCAGCTGGGTCTGACACAGGCACAGATAATGGGTTACGGTGCCGTGATGGATGAGAACCTGCTGCGTGATGAGATGGCAGCCACCGCTTTCGGCAATATGCTTACCAAGATGCAGACCGATACGGAGAAATTCGCCCGTATTGCCGGTCAGAGCGTCGAGGATTTCACAAAGCTTCTGAATGAGGATGCTAACCAGGCTATCCTCAATCTGGCCGACAGTCTGCGCAGTCAGGATCCGCAGACGATGATGAAGATGCTCGATGACATGGGACTGGACGGTGCCCGTGCCGTCGGTGTGCTCTCCACCATGGCAGATAAGATTGACGATGTACGCGAACGCCAGAGACTGGCTACAGAGGCTTACAAGCAAGGTAACAGCGTCATAAAGGAGTTCGGGGTGATGAACAACACCGTGCAGGCCAATCTGGACAAATGCAAGAAAAAGTTCCATGAGATGACAATACAGCTGGGTGAACAGCTGCTGCCGGTTGTCAAATACACCTGCACAGGATTCTCCCTCTTCGTGAAGGCACTGTCGACAACAACGAGCTTTATCATGGAAAACAAGGGTGCCATCATTGCCGGTGGTCTGGCAATTGCAGCCTATACCGCTTATGTCAATGCCGCTACGATAGCAACCAAGGCACATACCATAGCAACGAACATAGCCAAGGCAGCAACCGCCGCTTTCAACTTCGTAACGAAGATGAATCCCATCGGTCTGGTGATAGCAGCCTTGACCGCTGCAGTGGCTCTCTTCATCAAGTATCGTGACCGCATCAGCGGTGCCAGCGAAGCAACCTCAATGCTCAGGCAGGCTGGTGCAAGACTGGCTGGTATCCTGGCACAGGTTGCAGGTTGGTTGATTAACCTCGTTAAATGGGCTGTCTCACTGTATGACAAATTCTCATTCTTGCGGAAGATCATACAGCTGCTGGTGACGGCATTCACCACAGGCTTCACCACCATCACTATCGCCGTGAAATACCTGATAGACCAACTGGGTGCCGTTGCTACGGTGATTGAAGGAATCTTCACTTTGGACTGGGGAAAAATAAAAGACGGCTTCAAACAAGGCTTCAAGGCCATCGCTGATGCCGCTGTCGCTCAGTTCAACAACGTGAAGCGTACAGTGAAGGAAACATTCTCTGCTCCACCTCCTGCCGGTTCCGGTGAGAATGCTGTGGCTGAAGGTGCAGCCATCGGTGCATCTGTCGGCAAGGCTGCAGCGGACAAACCCGTCGAGCAGACACTGCCGGAGATTGTCGTGAAACCTCAGAAAAAGCAGTCTTACGTGTCTGATGCCGACATTAAGAAGCAGGAAAGGGAACAGCGCAAGGCAGAGGCAGATCGTAAGAAGAAAGAGAATGAGGAACGTAAGGCCTTACATGAGCAGAGCAAGCAACTGAAAGCAGAGATGGACAACCGTCTGGCAGAGGAAGCCGTCAGCTATAGCCTCGGTCTGACGAACTATCGCGACTACATCGTGAAGCGTAAACAGATCCAGCTGGAGGGCATCAAGGAGCGTAAGGCGCTCTTTGAGCAGGGCAGTACCGAATACCTGCGCCTCGATGCCCAGGAGAAAATGCTGCTTGCCCATGGAGATGAAGAGGCTAGGAAGCTAACCCTGAAGGAGAAAGAGCGTGAGCATAGCCAGAAGATGGCCATGCTGGAAGCCAGCTTCTACGATGAGAATAGTGCTGCCTACCACAACGAGCAGGCTTTGAATGAAATGTTATTCCAGGAAGAGATGGCTTTCTTGCAGTGGAAGAAAGACCAGGCTGTAAAAGGCTCTCTGGAAGAGATGCAATTGGAGTGGGAACTAGAGGATCGCAACGCACAGCATCTTGAAGAGACGCGGCGCGATCTGGAAGACCGGCTGCTGAAGATACGTACCGACTATCTGCATCAGGCCAATGACATGCAGCGTGACATAGAGCTGAAAGCCCTGAAGGATATCTACGACAAAAAGCTGCTGTCAGAAGAGGATTACCAAAAGGCAAAACTGGCCATCGAGGCTAAGTATGCCAAGAACCCCGCACAGGTGACTAAGGACCAGTTCACTGAGAATGTGAACAATGGTCTGGCCGTAGCACGCGAAAAGGCCGGTGATGCGAATAAAGAAAACCCATGGACGGGAGATCTTAAAAATTACATGAACACGAACGAGCAGCTGAAGCAACTCTATGAGCAGGATAAGCTTACTCATGCTGAGTATCTTGCTGCCAAGGCTCAGAACCTCTCCGAGTTCATAGAGCAGGTTCAGCAGAAGTACCAGGTAATGTACCAGTCGGTTTCTGCCGTTCTGGGTGGAATCAGCAACTATGCCAAGGCATGCTCAGACTATGAGGTTGCCGTCGTGGAAAAGAACTACGACAAACAGATTGAGGCAGCAGGCAACAATGAGAGAAAACGCAAGAAACTCGAAGAGAAGAAGCAGAAGGAGATTGCCGCCATCAAGTCAAAGGCCAACAAACGGGCCATGAAGATAGAGATTGCTCAGGCACTGGCCAGTACGGCAATGAGTGCCATCAATGCCTATTCGTCTGCTGCACAGGTACCGCTCATCGGTTATATCCTGGCACCTATCGCAGCAGCTGCTGCAGTGGCTGCCGGCATGCTCCAGATTGCCACGATTAAAAAACAGCATCAGACGGAGGAAATGGGTTACTATGGTGGCGGTTTCACCGGAGGCAAGCGATATCAGAAGGAGGCTGGAGTGGTCCATGAAGGCGAGTTCGTCGCCAACCATCAGGCCGTCAACAATCCGAATGTGCTGCCGTTCCTGAACTTCCTCGATCAGGCACAGCGTAACAACACCGTCGGTTCGCTGACTGCAGAGGACGTGTCGCGCTCCATGGGCGCTGGTGGCAGCAGCCAGATCGTTACTCCGATTGTCAATGTCCAAACTGACAATGAAGAGTTACGTGATGCCGTCGATGCTCACCGCGAGGCTACAGACCGGCTGATTGCAAGGCTGAATATCCCCATCGATGCAAGGGTAGTTCTGACGGGTACTGACGGTCTGAAGGCACAAGAAGAATTATTGGATAGGATGCTAAAGAACAAGTAAATATGGCAGTCAAATTATTCCTGGATAACCAAGAGGTCATCACTGATAGTACTCAGGAGATCAAGATAACAAGGGAGAATCCGTACTTCACGCTTTCGGATTCTTACACCCTTGATGTTTCCATCCCGCTCTCCATCCTTCAGAACCGGAAGTTTTTCGGAAGCATACAGAAGCTGGAGAAAAAGAGAGAATACCGAGAATACGCCTGCAGGCTGTATTGCTCGAACTCTCTGCTGATGGAAGGAACTGCACGTATCGTACAGTCCACAGAGTCGGTTGTCAAGGTTCAACTTGCCTGTGGCGTTTCAGCCCTGAAGATGTCAAGCGAGCAGGAGGGGACGTACATTGACAACCTGATTACAGAGAAAGAGGGTTGGCAACTGAACCTTACCAGCACGCTTGATTACGGCCCTACATCAGATGCACCTGTAGACAACATTATGGGCGGTACCCACACAGGATACGGCTTCCCAGTTCTAGACAATACCAATGATATCGTTGTCAACATCGCTGATGCTGATTTCCTGATTTCACGTTCCTGTACTTACGTCAGCGAATGTCCACGACTACTGGACATTGCAAGGCTTATTGCATCAAAGATGGGATATACATTGGATTTGTCTATTCTTCCTGCTGCATGCAATAGTATATTTATAGTATCGGCAACACACGGTAACCTCGGAAAGAAGATACCGCACTGGACAGTCAAAGAATTCTTCAAGCAGTTCCAGAATTTCTTCGGCTGTACCTTGGTCCGAAGCGGAAACAAGGCGCTGCGCCTGGTTCCTCTTGACAGCTTCGCACAAAATCCTGTCACCACGATCACGCCTCTGAATGAATTCCAGGCAGAATACTCGAAGGATGACGATGCAGAAGGCATCATGAACCGTAATGTAGAGTTCGAGATGGAGAATTCCACCTCAGAGACTGTCGATGAAGAAATCCTCGAGCAGGCAAAATATACATCTGAATACTCTGATGCCGGTGTTATGAACAATGCCTTCCGCAACGAGTCTGATGCCGTCAGGATGCATAAGATATACAACCTGAACGGAGAGCTATATGTAGGATGGGAAAAGGGTGAGAATGACTATGAACTGAAACGCGTAGCTCCGTTCAATCCGTTGAAGCGATTCGAGGGTGCCGACAGTGTAAAACTGAAGATCTCACCTGCATACATCGAGGAAGAGGTGGAATGTACAATCTATGCAACGCATGACATGCTGGTTAGTCCGTATAAATTCAATCTGGATCTTAACCTTCCTTCCGTATCAAACCCATACGGTCAAAGTATTAACTTCGGGTACAACCCTTCAGGGGATGAAAGCCAGGAGAATGGCCCGACACTCCAGAGCCTGGTGGAAGGCTCTGAGTCAATCGTCAGCAACGAGGAAAAGTCAGATATCATGAGTGTAGCGTTCCTCGATGGAAAGGAAGAGTATGTAACTGCGGTGTCTGAGCATTACGGCGGCAAGTCTTTTACATACCTGATTCATCTGGCATTCACAGACTACAATTTCAAAAAGCAGTTGTCTAACAACCGCAGCAAATGGAGTTTCAGCCTGAATGACCTGACAGGTTATGATTTCTATCTCGGGCAGCTGCACAAGATAAACTTCAGATGCTCCCACAATGTGAAGCACATCTTCAAGTTCCTGTCTGACAACATCCCGGATGCCGACAATATCTTCATTATCGGTGGAAAGAGATATGCATGTGAGAAGATCGAGGCCAGCATCAAGCAAGGGAACCTTGACAAACTGATGACAGGCTACTTCTATGAAATAGTGTCATAGGTCGCCGTCAAAGTGCTTGGCTGCCTCGTTGACATAGCCAGACCGTCGCTTCATATAGAGGTTCGTGACCTCCACGCTGGAATGGCGTGCCTGGTCCCTCGCTGATATTACGCCCAGTTTCTCGCCATGGTCGATGATGCCGGTATCCTTCAGGCTATAGAACATATAATAAGGTGGGAATCCCAATTCCTCGCGGAGCTTGGCAAAGCGGTTCCTGAAGATATCGCTCCTGGCACGTTCCTCTGATGGTATGAATTGTTTTCCGAACAGGTACGATTTCCCGGAATGACTGAACACTTCGAGTTCCAGCATCAGCTTCACAATCTTATCGTGAAGTGGGACACGTCCGTTCTTTCGGTTCTTACTTACCATCGACGGAACGAATACCGTCTGATCCTGCAGCTGGATATCTCTCACTCGTATCTTCACGAGCTCGATGGGCCTGATCATCGTGTAATACTCGAAATAGCATGCCAGCAGGAAACGCTTATCAGTTTGCCTGAGGTGTGCGGACATACGCTTCACGTCTGGTACCGACAATGGCTCCCTGAACTTTTCCTTCACAGGAAGAATAGGGATCTTCGATATCGGATTGTCGGAGAGGTACTGCTTTTCCACCAGCCAGGTGCAGAAAGCGGACATCCATGTACGGTAGTTGTTTCTGGTCAGGGTGGAAGTCTCTCGGTCGAGAAGAATGTAGTCCAGGAAGTCAGTGGCAAGTGCCGAATCCAGCTCATATACCTTTTTATTATTATAGTGTCGGTCTTCCAGCCATTCCTCGAAGATGTTCAGGCGTGAATAATAGTCTATCCGGGTCTTTTCGGACATGGCACCCTTCTGCTCCAGTTTCTTGATATAGGTCTTGTACCTGCCTATGACAGTCATCAGAGGCGTGGCCGTGCGTCCTACAGACGGAGCAGTGAAGGGATTGATGCCCTTCATGAAGTTGTTATAGACATTGGCTGAGATTTGGGCAGCCATGAAGTCACGCTCAGCACCTTTCAAGTATCGGTTGAGCATGATCTTGAATCTGACAAGCTTGCCAGACTCCGGATTTCTCACATAATAAAACAGGTAGGAATCCTTGCCGTCCTCGCCGTCATGGCGTCTGCAAGGGATAAAATCCACGTTAGAATAACAATTTTTAGAGTTTTTTGGAAACATTTTTTTTACGTTCTTTCGCAGAAAGACCGTTATTAAACATTTCTTTTGTCCGTTGATTTAAATTTAACAAAGCCGCAAGTGGTTGAAAATCAACTCTTTACGGCTTATTTTGGTTGCGGAGGCAGGAACTGAAAGAAGTCCTTTGTCTCTTATTTAACTACGTACAAAAGCCGTTTTTAACGCATCTTCCTGACAATTAATACTATTTCTT